CCAATAATAACTCTTTACCTGATGGTGGTAATTCCACTGGTGCGCTTAGCATGCCTAAGCACATCCAAAGTCCCTCAGTGAGGTACGCGGGCCCATGGACGCGGTACTCGCAGGGCAGGTTGGGAGCCGTAGCTGGCTTCGTCTCCAACCTGTCTTGGGCCACCATGTACCCTTGGTGTATGTCGCTACTAGCTGGTAGCGCCATGTCGCTTGGGGGTATGTGGGTGACGCGAGGTCTGATCACCCTTGTGTGTCACACCCCGCAAACAGAGGTCCTAGGATCGATGTTTGTGCAGGGAGCAGCGCGATTGGGCGCTGTGGTCCCTAGAATAGGAAAGGCCCTGTTAATCCTAGCAGGCACCTACCTATTCCGCCCGGTGGAAGTCGTTGACGACGACCCACTTCTTGTACAGTTAACCAACCTCATCAACAGTGACGATCCTGTTGTACACGCCACCGTTGAGGAGTGGAAGGCAGTGCAGGATGCGCCGGACGAGACCATCACATATGGTCGAAGACACCAGAGTGCGATCGTTAGATTCGCACTCCATGCCAAAGCTAAATTTGGCCTCATGACCAGGACAGAGGCCAACCGACTTGTCGCTAGGCGGCATATATACGTCGAGATGCAGAAGCACGGTATGAGAGAGACACATATCGCCAATTCGATAGACTTGGCAACGCTATTAACCTTTGTCCCGACTAATTTCGAGATGAGGACAGCCCAAGCGAGTATGTGTAAGGATTGGTGTGAGAGGGATAGCTTTATGAAGCGCCCCTCAGCTTCAGGACCCGCTGGGCCGGGCCTGAAGTTCCATACAGAATAGGATGGCCCTGTGTTTGTTGCGGGGGTCGATGCACGTCCAAGTAGGTGCACGTACCCAGGGTTGACCGTAAACAAACACATGGGCCAATCACGCACACGCCGTGTCTCGATGATTCCCGGGGTCGCCAACCTCGTGGACATGGGTGTGCACAACTCGTCCATAGTTAACCTGGAGAGGGGAGTGTTGGAGAGAGTGTTTTTCATCAATAAAGGTGGTGAATTTGTACGCCCTCCCCAACCCAACCCCAAAACATTCAATGTGAGATTGTCTTCCTTTAGACGCGAACTCTTAAGGCATACGCCGTCGACCACCCCGACTAGCCGGGATAAATTCCCGTTATATTACCGGGGTCGCAAGCGTACGCTTTACCAGAACGCCGTGGATAGTCTTAATAGAAGGGACGTTGATGCCACAGACGCCCACATTAAATGTTTTGTCAAAGCGGAGAAAATTAATTTCACGGCAAAGGAAGATCCGGCTCCTCGGATCATTTCTCCCCGAGATCCCAGGTATAACGTAGCAGTAGGTTGCTACTTGAAGCATATTGAGCACATGCTTTATAGGGCAATAGCCAAGGTCTTTGGAAGTACAACAGTTTCAAAGGGCCTAAACGTTGAGGAGGTGGCAGCTCTTCTAAAGGGGAAATGGGATCGTGTGGACGACCCTGTGGCCATTGGACTTGATGCTTCCCGGTTTGACCAACATGTATCAAGAACTGCACTCCAATGGGAACACAGCATTTATAATTCAATATATGGCGACGACGAGCTCAAAAGGTTGTTGTCATGGCAATTGCACAATCGGTGTAAGGGTTTCACAACCGATGGCAAATTGAGTTATACCACAGATGGGACACGCATGAGCGGTGACATGAACACCGCCATGGGTAACTGCCTCATCATGTGTGCACTTATTCATGCATATTCATCCGAACGGCGCGTTCACGTCGAACTGGTGAATAATGGTGATGACTGTGTGGTCATCATTCGCAGGAAGGACCTCAAGAGATTCGAATCAGGGCTAACCGAATGGTTCGAGGAGATGGGGTTCACGATGAAGGTCGAAGACCACGTCGACGTGTTTGAGAAAATCCAATTTTGTCAAATGCAGCCAGTGAATGATGGCTCCAAATATGTGATGGTTAGGAATCCGATAGTAAGTATCGCCAAGGACGCCATCTCCATCAAGCCACTCGACTCACAATCCATTTATCAAAAATGGTTGGGAGCAGTGGGTGAAGGAGGTGTTAGCTTAACTGGTGGGATCCCAATCCTTCAATCTTACTACTGTTGCTTGGAGCGCGGCAGTGGTGGCAAAAGACTCAAGGATGATCCCACCATGGAAACTGGTTGGTGGTACCTGTCTCGTGGAATGGAACGGAAGGTTTCCAGAGTGAGCTCTCAGGCGAGATACTCGTTTCACCTCGCTTTCGATATCCCTCCAGACCTACAGACAGCAGTCGAGGAGTATTATGATTCCTACACCCCTACCTATAGGAGTCCAAGTTTTAGGCCCCAGTCCAGGCCTAACATTTGGATAAATTAGGAACATGGTGGTGACATGCACCCGGGTGACGCCGTAACCCGTCGAAACCAATGGGGTCCCTACATTAATGCCCAAAACGGACACCGTGCTAAACAAAATGCCTAGAGACTGCACGGAGCAAGGTTCACTTTATAGGGATGAACAGTCCAGGATGTCTACTGTATCCCATACTTGACATGAATAAACAACAACAACGAAAACCATCCGCAAGGAAATCCCCCGCTGGAGGCAGATCCAGCAATCCCTCAATGAAGCCCATTGCAGTGTCGTATGACACGCAAATCGCCAACGCCAAACCCACCTTCCTTCCTTCGAAGGATGGGCTGCGGGTTAGACATCGCGAATATGTGGGTGACGTCGGGGCCACTACATCCGATTGGTCCGTCGTCAACACTTTCGCCATCAACCCTGGCATGCCATCTACGTTCCCATGGCTCTCAATGTTAGCACAGGTGTTTGAAACCTATGAGGTGCATGCACTTGCTTTCATTTATCAAGCAGCCTTGCCCACATCAACTGCGGGCACTGTCTACTTAGCCTACGACTATGATTCAGCTGATCCTGCCCCTGCCAATAAGGCATCTATGATGTCCAATATGTCTGCGGTTTCCTGTAGCTCTTGGGCGTCCACAAGATTGCCCTACGTCCCGCAGGGTAATCATCTGAACAATAAGTTCACTCGCAACTCCTCCCTAGCATCCGGTCTTGACATCAAGACATACGATGCCGGTAAATTCTTCATAGCCGCTGAGGGGTTCGCAGTTTCCACCCCTGGAAACGTGTATGTTGAATACGATATAACTTTGCGTATCCCACAAATACCAACCACAATAGAAACTGCTCAATCCCTCAGAATTACTTATGGCTCTACCTCAGCTATAAGCAATCTAAATGATGGCTATGCTGGCAACTCAAACCTACTCAATAGCTTGGCAGGTAGTTTGAGTTCGGGCACTGGAACAGGTGCGTGGGTTTGCCCCACACCTGGCCAGTACCTTTTGGAGTATGCAATTAGTGGAACAGCCAACAGTAGTGGCAATGTTGATGCCACTTGGGCAGTGTTATCTGGTGCTGCTAGCATTACTGACCTCGGTCAGGCAGTTATACCAGAGTCAACTTCAGCCCTTGGCATCTATCAAGCGATCATCAATGTGGCTGATGCCGGTGCCACGATTGGATTGACCTTAATCCATCTTGCCTCATTTGCGAATTACTATTTGCGGGTGTCCAAGTACGGTTACAGTCTTAATTAGGCAACCCCATTGAAGGACACTGCTCCCTAGAGTAAGCAGCACGCTCAGCAGCCTTTCGCCAAGCATCTTCGGCCCGAGACGAAAATCCAGGCTGGCCCACCGGTAAACATTTGGAATGTTTCTCCGACCCTTCCTATATCAAGGTGTGAGGGGGTAGCGCCCTTCCCTAGATGTTTGACCCTAAGACTGTTGTCCCACTTCTATGCCACACAGAGTGTGGCCCTTACCCATGTTCCAGTTGCGAGACTGGAGGGCACAGGGGGTAAGCAACCCAGTGACTCCTACTGGTCATATCTTACGATACTTAAGCCGAG